TTATCTGCTGCCCGGCATTCTCTGTTTAAGCACAACCATTTCCTGACGGCATAACACAGCAATAGCGGTCCTGGCACCAATTTGCTTACCAGCCAGGTATTGCTTTACCTCGCGGCGACTCACGCCATCAAGAAGCATCTTTAACGCTTCACGGGACAATTTGTTGTATTTGCGTGCCATTAATCTACTCCGCAGAACCATACAATCTACGTAACGTGTCGGCGACAGAAGATACAGATATCTCTCCGGTCGCAGCCCCTACGGTAAGGTCTGCCAGTTCAGGTGAATCAAATACCTGCACCCCGTTACGGCGTAGAAATAACAGCGCACTGTTTAGCGCGGTACGCTTATTGGCATCATTGAATATATGCCCTCTCGCTGTAGCCACTAGGTAGGTGGCGGAGACTTCGAAAAGGTCGGTGATCTCTTCGTAGGCAACTCTGGCCTGAACTCTCCCGATAATGGCCTCTGCCCTGCCCGGATCAGACATTCCCGGCAGGCCGCCGTAGCGGTTTATATTCGCATCATGAAGCGCAATAAGTTCTTCCGGTGATATATGCCTCATTATCGGTTAACCAGTTCCTTGTTGGTGGAGTCCAGGGTGTCAAACAGGGATGCAAATTCAGCATCCAGCGCCGCTTTTTTGTAGGCTTCGAAAGTAGCCTTGCTGACAATTACTGCTGGCTCACGGCCTCTGCGGGTGATTTCAACCTCTTCCCCGGCCTCAACATTGTTGAGCACTTCAGAAAGGTTGCCGCGCGCGGTACGGAAGTTAATGGATTGCATAAACACCTCGTGTACTCGTTATGTGTACACAATTATAAACTTCACAGGCATAAAGCACCAGCACTTTGCAGCTTAAATGACCGGACAATCATCAAATTCCCCACTTCGGGCATCATTGATGACATGAGTGATCACACCAAAAACAGCATTACTACCCGTGTAACCATCGTCATCTACTGGTAACGCCTCTTTCTTCCCGGTGCTTAAATCCTCCAGGTGCTGGCGCGGATACTTCCTGTATCTCTTTATGCGATATTCACCCTCCATAGCGCACACAAGCAGCGAACCATCAACTGGAGTAAGCGAAGAATCAACCACCAGCAAAGCACCCTGCAATATTCCCTCACGGTGATGGCTATCAGCTGCCCGCATGAAGTAGGTTGCTGATGGATGTCTAATTATCTGCTGATCAAGAGAAATTCGGCTTTCAACATAATCCGCCGCAGGAGAAGGGAAGCCCATAGCGTTTTCACCTCAATAATACTGTTCATTTATACAGTATACATTAAAGAGACACCTTTGGTGCAAACGCGTTATGTACATCAACCACCGCAGATGATTTTGTGCGCTTTGCTACTATTCATCACCAACGGATCAGCGTAACCTCGTTGCCAATCAGTTAATAAGGAATTGGCTATGCCTAATCGCATTCCTCTCGATCCTGTATTGCCCAAAAATTTTGACTGCACTCCTAACGAGAAACATTTTAAAATAAAGCTCGCCGGTCATCATTAACTCCTACATTCAGGGCAAGAGTTCCCTTCCGCAAAATAGGGGAAACTGCTATCAAGCTCATCACACCATCTGCGATGGTCGTAGCACCAAAACGCCTCCCACGGTGCACGGAAATACTTCATCCACCAGGACACTCGATCAGGTATATCTGCTGGTGGCAGCTCTTCTGGCAATAATTTGCCTGATAATTCCCTTTCCGCCCGCGCCAGCATTCCTTTTAGACTCGCATTTTCTTTTTCAAGAATCTCTACGCGAGCCTGTAACTCAGCTTTCGTTGGCATGGCCCGCCTCATGTTTATCAGCCACCAGCGGCAATAAAGCCTTAGCCATTTCATGAACCAACATGGCATCAATGACGCCTAGCGTATGGCCCGGCTTAATCTTTAATGCGGCCTCAAGATAGCCTCTTTCCAGAGTGGTTTTTACGCTTTTCCTGGGCGCTTGTTGGGAACTATCCGGAAGAACCGGATGGTTCCCAGCCTCATAAGCTACCCGCAACCAGTGCATGAATGTTTCCGCAGACACACAACCGCAGTCCACATCGATTTCCCCGCGTTGCTGCTCCAGCCATTGCTCAAAATCTAACTTGTAAGCCTTACTTTCAGACTTGACTTTCTGAGACGCTATGCGAGCTGCTTCATACTGTTCACGAGTGACAACCGATGTAAACGCACTGCGATCAAGGTCACTGATATCACAAATAATGCCATCAATGGAATAATTCTTTGATGATTGGTAATTTTTATGGCGCGTACCAAAAAGAACCGTAGCGCGACTACTACCTGGCATCGTAATGGATAGATGGCAAAAATCTTTTCCATCAGGCCATCCACGCCCCTTAGATAATTCCTTCACTAACAAGTCAATCAGTGTCATAGCTTTACCTCCTTGCAAGGCGCTAAAGCTATTTTGGCAAGCTCCAATACTTCATCTGCTGTGTATCCAGCACCGTGACCATACATTTCGATACGGGAAATAATATCTGAAATACGCTCTTTAGTGATTCTTGTCATAGTTTTATTTCCTTGCATGGTTCGCCTTTACGGCAAACAGCTACACGGTCATTTCTTACATTAACCACAGTCACCGTTCCGTCATCGCATTGAATAACGATGAAAGGGTGTTCATTCTCTTTTGTGCAATGTTGCTGTTCCCCTGCTGTAACAGTGAGAGGGATTAATAAAATCATAATTACTGCGAATTTACTAAATGTTGTCATAGCAATCTTTCTTTCTGTTTTTCATTATGGTTGAATCCAGTTATCTTCAATAGCAATGCTCAATCTTTGTAACCATTCTGCTAATTTCAGCATTGCTTCTCTTTCGCTTAAACCACACGGAAAATCATCAAGCGATATTGTTGGCTTGAAGTTTCCCAAATTATCCATTTCAACGGTCAGATTTTGCTCCAGAACGGTATTTCTTACGCGGCTATTGTGCCGAAGCAAATATACTGAACGTGATTTATTGGTTTTGTGGTCGAACGTATATTCGGTAAGTATCATCTGACTTCCGCCATGATTATTACCGCGCCACATAATTACTCCGTGTTAATTGAAATTTAGCTATTAATCTTCACTTTTATCGCGAACACCTTTACCGGTTTATCACCGAAGTGTGGATGTGTGATTGTTTTTATTTCATATCCGTTATACGGGACGTCAATTCTGCGACTGAAGTCGTCGCGCTTCGGATATCCCTTTGTGATAATCAGGCGGTCATATTCCCGGAACATGATTCGCTTATTCCAGTAGTCATTACACAGGCGATACTCTTCCGTTTTATCTCCGCGAATCATGGCATCGAAGTATTCACCTTTGACGGCAAGTTGCAGGTTAGCCATTACCGCACCTCCAGTCTCCATACCGCCTGACCAATCCGGCTGGCATGGTTATCTTTAGATACTGTTCCGTCTTTAGCAATCTCCATAAGGATTTTTCGCAAATCTGCCGAACGCCATTCTTCATCAGGAAATTCCTTCTCCATTGCCAACCGCAAATTCCAGGTTGCCATCCTGAATGGATATTCCCCGCCGAGAGCTTTATCTTGCAGGGCAGCCCGGGAACGCATCACCTGCAAAACCTTCTCTTTTACATCCATCATTTCGCCTCCTGCGGCGGTTCCGGTAGCGGCATCCAGTGAGTTGCTTGCTCAATACCATTACCCGGCTTAATCGTTGCATCTCCGCGCCGAAAGGTGCTTCCGGTATAGCGTGCGGAGCATATTAGCGGTTCAACCAGAGAGCTATCGAAATTCACCGAAATAAGCACGTTCTGGCCCTTTTCAGGCATTCGATCACTACAGCTTATCCAACTATCCGGAGTTCCCGGAGAGTTGCCATTTACATCGAAGTTTGGCTCTGCGTCCTGAACCAGGAGGATGTAACCATTCTTGGCTGTATCAAGTTCTAACGCCTCGGTGACGGTGCCGAAATAGCGATTACCTAAATCAGCATCACAAGTGCTTACATCAATGGAAACTTCCATCCCTTCGATTAATTCTGGCAAGTTGTAAGTTTGGCTTACAGGTTGGATACCCTGAAGCATGGCAGCGTGGCAGGCATCCTCTACGCCCTTAACTGCATCTGCGCAGTAGTTATAGCGATTGCATTCCACTAATTTCTGCTTGAGATTTTCAATTGCTTGCGCGACATCAGCCTGTATTACCGGCGCTGGCGGTGCGGTATAAAACTTCGTCCCCAACGGCAACAACTTCATCGCTTTTTCTCCCTTAATGATGCGATAAGTTGATTTCCCGCCAAGGTCTACCGTTCCATCCATAACAAGGCCGTGTCGCTTCTCTGAAACTTCACCAATAGGCTCTGCTTCCAGCGATGCCTGTGCGATACGAAACACATTGGCAAGCAGGCTGTCTGTAGATTGGTTGTCGTGCGCCGGGTCGCTCAGGAAACCAGTGATGAATGATTTAATTTCCGCGTTTTCTCTGGTAATAGTTGTCATTTGTTAATCCTCAAAACTTTATGCCCGGGCGCAAAAGCACGTGTTTTGTCTTTGCTTATTCGCCAGCCGTCCTTGCGCGCCTCTTTTGCACAGCCAGCCCATGACGTACCGATATACTCACCGAAGTCTGGCGTTTGATATTTACCATTTGTACACTGGCGACAATCACAGTAGAGATGCATGGTGTAACTTGCGGCAATAGCCATATCAGTCTCCTTTAGTGCGCAGGTGGTTTTTCCAGCGGTTTTGCGCCGCGCTGCGCTTATCTCGGACTCCCTCTCTGGCAATTCCAGAATATAAGTACAACACCACACGGCGATTGCTAACTCTCAACCACTGGCTGGGATGGCAACGTCTGTATACACGGGAAATAAGCATCTTTGCTTTACGGTTTTTCATCGTACTGCGTACCCTTTCTTCCGCCTGTTCTGTGCCGCGGTAGGCTTTTTGCAAAAACAACAATCCATCATCCCGTAATATTTCATCAACCCCATCCGTCGGTTGCTGAGTCTCACCCACTGCCAGACGCTAGGGGCGTTTCTACGAACTAACAGAATCTTTGCTTTACGGTTTTTCATCGTTTTGCTCTCCTGCGTTTCTTTGCTGCTCGTCGTGCCGCTGCAATACCGGTATGGCGGCGCTTTGGTGCCGGGATGATGTTGTCAGCCATCAGGACATGTGGCTTTGCAATTAGCGCAGAAGCCCAAAAACGAGTCGGGTACGGTAACAAGCCGATACATGCCACACGCATTACTCACCTCCTTTGATGCGAATGCCAGCAAGCCAGTTTCTTATGCCGATATATTCAGCGTTCCTGAAACCGCTTTTTACATATATAAAAGGCAAGCGAAGATTGTGACCATTGGCTGCCAAGTAGTCTTTACAACCCTGCTCGGTGAAACAGCAGGTCACGAATTCATCAATATCTTTCACAGCAACGCGCCGCCATTTTTCTGGTGGCTCTCGAAAGTTTTCGTGAAGTAGTTCGAGACGACGACTTTGGCGTTTATTGGCTTCATTGCCATCTTCATCAACCCAGACAATCCGGTCATAGTCATAATCAGCATCAACAACGATTTCGCGCTTTTGATACACACAAAACATAGGGTCTGACGTTATTCGATTATCCTGTGTTCGAATATTTTCACCGATGATGCCAAACGAACCTGGTGCAGAGTTTGTCTGCAACTCTTCGATACGTTCAGCCATAGCAGCACACTCTTCAAAGTTGCTTAATGCTTTTCGCTCCCATTCAGCGCATTGTTTTTCCAGTTCTGCAATTCGGCACATGGCATCAATATTTGTGTCTTCCAGGCACTTAATTTCGGCCAGGAGTGCCAGCGCAACTTTTGGTGGGATAGACGCGATATAACGGGCATTAGCACCAGCATTCCTTTGTCCATCAATGCCAGGCCAGTCAATAAAGTATCCGCAATGCCTACCCTCAGACGTGCGCGCAGGATAAATGCCGTTATGACCCGGCAAAATATATGCTACCCATTCATCTTGCGTTGCCTGTTCCGCCGCCTCGCGCAGTTCTTGATAGTTAATTTTGATCACTGGTTGCCTCCGCTTCCCACGTTTTCAGACTTTCACCACAGAACGGGCAAAATGAAATTCGAATCGGCGATTTAGAAAGCTCGCCTGACCGCAGCATGATCAGGTCTTGTGAATGAATTAATTCATGGTTATAGATTTTGTATTTCAGCAGACCTTTCCGCGTCGTGTATTCAGCATCCTGCTCCAGGGATTGTGCCAACGCCGCGCACGGTTCTATTTTTTTGTCATTAATCAAACAAGTGGAGATTCTGCACTTTGCAGCTCCGTCACCATTACCTTGACTCATTGCATTGTTCCCATCAGTTATTGAACGTGATCACTCCGCGCTCGATGGCGAAATCGAAAAGCTGGTTAGCGGCTACGTAAAGGCGTATGCCATGCGTTTTTTCCCATGCCCGGACATCGTTTTCTGCGCTTCTGGCGCATTCATCGCAAAGAGGAACAGCCCAGCGATCGTGTTCGTTTAACGAGCGGGCGCGGTACATGAACGGGTGATTAACTTTTCCACCGCATCCGATGCACGGACGAGAAACCACAAACCGGAGATAAGCCGGGCTTTTACCGAGGACCGTTTTTGGTCGGCGCATATAAAGCAGGCCGGAATCTTCATCTACAGACAGGTTGACGATCTGCTCTGCGGTAATATCCACCAGCTCGCGGGTGCTGTGCTCCCAGGTGATATCCGACTCTTTCAGAGTGCCTGTAGGGATCTCAGGCTTTGGCTGACAAAATGCAATGCGACCAGCTTCATCAGGTAGCTCGTCTTTAAGATTCCGGCGAATGGCCCAAAAGGTGAGTTCAACCATGCTAAGATCGCGGTCTGGCGGAAGTTTTAACTCGCTGGCGGCCCAGTTCATAATCCAGTTGGCGCGATTCAGGGATAGCTGGTCGTCAAGCTTGCCGTACCCCTTCATCATGTATTCCGCATCATGCTTCCAGCACAGGCGAACGGCAGAACCGTTATAGAAGTGAGTGGTTAGCTGGTGGCTACAATCACGCTTATCATGCGCCTGGCAATCGTGAATGTTGGTGCTAACCCAGTGAACGATAGAATCCTCACCACCTAACGCATTAAATACGCGCTCACTTTGAAAAAAGGGTGTCAGTGACTGGTTGGCAACCAGGGAATAATTCAGGTCCACGACGCCATCAGGGGTGTTTTCAACCTGTTCGCGCGGCAATGGGGATATAAGAAAACGGCGTCCTGCGCCGATGTAATTGCTGGTGGGCTTATCTACAGGAAAGACAGCCACACCAGTTTCATTTACGACATATGGGGTGATTATTGCACTCATAATGCATACCGACTCTGTTTTGTTCCGAGTGGTAAAATAATATGTTAGAAAACTAAAATCAATGTTCTAACGTATTTTGAGTGCGTAAATGATTTGATCAGACTTTAAGCTGCCCTCCCTTCACATGCATTAGCGTCAGATTTCCGCAAAAAACCGCGCCAGTGTCTATGTAGTGCTGATTCCAGTATGCTTTTGGTCTTCGTACCGGTGTGTGCCCAAAGATAAAGCGATCTGCGCCTGTGATTTCTCCACCAATGCCATCTATCGAATCACCGACGCGACTGCGCGACCAGACAACATCAAAAAGCGACACATCCTTACCGAACTGGTACTCTCCACCTGGATAGTCGGCATGGGCTATAACGATAGTTTCATGCCCGGTGTTCAACTCAATGATATAGGGCAGACGTCTTACCAGCTCCACCAGCGCCCTGGCTAATATTTCCTGATCAGCGTCCAGCATGAAGAACCATTGCCCGCCATTCATTAGCCAGTTATTCACGTTGCCATCAGGACTTAACGCATCGATCATTAATCGCTCGTGGTTTCCCATAACCGACCGAAACCAGGGCATCTGCAATAGCTCCAGGCATTCAACATTTTCGGTGCCGCGATCGATAAGGTCGCCAACCGATATCAGTAAATCCTGCGCCGGGTCAAAATCCACACGATGGAGTTCGGACATCAGTCTGGTGTAGCAACCATGCAGATCACCAACAACCCATATGTTTCTGTAGCCAGAACCATCAATACGGCTATATAAATTCACTTCATGCATAGCCTGGATCATGCGGCAACCTTCTCCCGCAGCCAGATACAAACTGGACCATCTTCAGTGTCATGGATAGAGCCAACAAACCAGCCTTCACCCTCTGGTCGCTCCGGTTCCCAGGCGGCAATATCGGGTCCAGCTGCGTCCAGATCAAAATCATCTTCATCCATACTGCGAATAGTCCACTGAAGATTATTTTCCTTCATCCAGGCGTCAAATTCCTCAGTGGAAATATATTCACGACCTGCGCAAAACTTCTCATACTCCGGATGTGTCCAGCAGCCATATTCATCACGTTCTACCGGCATTTCTTTAATGATGCTCACTCTTCATCCTCCAAGTCGGCAACGGCCTCCATCACATCAGAACCGCGAATAACCTCAAAAGCACGGCAGGCCATTTCAAACACCTGTTGTTCTTGCGGATGCGGTGACTCCCAATACTTAAAACCAGGTCGATGCTCGTAACCCATCATGGAATAAAAATCGCCAGCAAGTTCAATCGCGGCATCAACAAGTTCGCGATTTGTCATCGTCTGTTCTGTCATTTGGTTTTCTCCTGTCTGAACATCACTATCATCAGGTCGCCTTTTGTCGCTATTCTGGCTGTTGTGCCTGGTTCAATGCGGCTAAGCTCAAATGCGTCATAGAACGCTTCTAATGCCTTCTGGCGTAGTTCCTGTTTGCGCCGTTTTTTCCACTCTTTTAGGAAAATGGAACCCAGCCATCGCCAGGTACGGGACATGATGTAAAGCCAACCGAAAAGTGCCAGACCGGTATTTAGGGCCGTATCGATTGTTATCGTGGTGTCGATATTCACTGTGGTGGCTCCTGCTTTTCTGCCTTCAATACCATGCGAGAACCATCATCCAGCTCCCAATTAATTTCACCGCCTTCAGCCATGACTAGATGCCAAACGAGTTGTGCGGCCTCGTTGGTTACATCACGACCGCGATCATTGCCGACACGACGTTTTGTTCCATCCCCTAAGTCACGCATTTTTGCCAACACGATGGTTTTTGATAGCGGTGAAAAACCAAGCTGTAGTCGTGCGGTATTACTCACTGTTTACCTCCTTTTCTAAGCTGTTCGGCGATATCTTCGAGAACGCCATCAGAGAATGAGCGGTCAAAATCGCCTTCCCGCGCATTAGCCATAAACTCAGTAGAGGTAAGAATCATCCGGGCAATATCCGCGGCGTTCTTCGCAGTATCATCAATAAAACCAGCTTCCCAAGCAGCCAGCATCCTGTTCGCCACAAAGTAAGCGCCCTCCTTGCGTGCTTCAGTCTTCACTTCATCCAGGAAAGTGTCGGTCGCAGGAGTGGTTTTTTGTGGTGATAGGGCGATACGAATTGTTTCAAGAGCTGGATCTATTTCCACTGTTGGCACCTTGATAAAACCAAGCTGCACGCCATTCATAATGAACGTGCGGCGATCCTCACATATCGCCTTCAGTCTCGCATTCTCCGCAGCCAGCGCCGCGCGATTACCCTCCAGCTCTGCAATGCGCTGTTTTGCGGTATCAAGTTCAATCGATAATTTTTCCAACTGCTCTTTATGCTTCTTGTATTCCTGATATGCGTGCCAGGACTGACCTTTGCGCACACTATCAGTAATATCAGTAATCTGTTCTGGTGTTAGCGTAGTCAGTGGCTGTGCAGGGAAAATCAGCACTTTCCCGGAATCCCAATCAAAACCAGCGTGAATTGACTGAACCTCAACTGAGGGTGTTGAACCAATGCTGCCAGGCGAATGAACAATGATCGTTACATCCATATCGCGACGATGGCTGTGGTTGTTGGACAAAATACGATTCACCAACTCAGAAAATTTGGAGAATTTCATGCGGAGCCTCAGTATGTAAAATAGACAGTTGCCACGCCGTTATAGTGATCAAACGATACGGCATTTACTTCGTAGCTGGCAGGGAGCTTCGATCCGAGAACGTATCCGGGCCACGTTTTCCATGGAATTTCTCTACTCTCACTATCCCCATATACCGTACATCCAAGTGAACCTACAGCCTCGTCAGAACGTTTGCCGCATGTTATGAAACCTATATTTTTCTTGCCGGTCTTAATGGCGATCGGGTGAACACTGGCTGATGCATTGGCAGCACGCTGTGACTGTTGGTTTGCGATATTCGCAGAGTTCGCAGCAGCTACAGCAGCCGTGGTCGCGGCGGTAGATGCCACAATAACTGCTGAAGCCTGCGCCTGTTGGGTAATGGTCAGCAATGCCGCCACAAAAATCATCCTCTTCACTTGTCAGCTCCTTTGCGAATCTGTTCCGCCCATTCTTCAAGGGATTTCTCCGCATATTCACCGGACAGGCCATCAATCGGGTGCGGTTCATTAGCCAACTCTTCTTTCGCTGACAGAATCATGCGCGTAACGTCGAAAACTTCACGTAAAGACTTATTGATAAATCCGTGGTTGAAAGCAGCAGCAAGACGGCTTGCGGTATAGTTAATCCCCTCGTTGCGAGCCGCCGCACGAATTTCAGCCAGAAAAGCATTGGTGGCTGGAGTTTCGCTGTGGTGCAGGGCATCGTTGATAATCATTGCAGCAACTCCGGCCTGCCCTGCATCCGTGACCGACACATGCTCAAGAGTTACAGCCATTGCATGTTTCAGCCCAGCATTCTCCGCCGCCAGCGCAGCACACGCTTTCTCAAGTCGGGAAATTTCCGTTACATACTCAGCGTTACGCTCTGCCAGTTGTGCGGGCGTTAAACCTTCAGACTTCATACACTCTCCTTTCGAAATAAACGTACTGATTAATCATGCCCAGGGGCATTTCGAGTTTTTCCGCGATCTCACGGCGGGGAACACCACACTGATGAAGCTGCCGTGCCAGTTCTATATCGCTCTGCCGGTATTTGGCTGACGGATGAAAGTCTCCTTTCAGAATCATGCTGATCACCAACTCCCGCGCTTTAGTCCTGACGGCATCACCGGTACGACCGATCAGCTTCCCAATACTCTCGACCGTCATAGTTCCGGCGCACTGGCGGAGTATCATGATTTCTGCCCTTCCCCATCCCCGCCAGCTCACGCAGAACTCCTTCTAACCAAAAGAACGCCATCTTCAGAAACAACGTTGCAGGACTTCAGGTAATTCATTGCCTCTTTCGGTAATGGATTCTTTGGATCGGCGTTTGCCAGGGATTTCGATAACCTCATGATAAATTTGATCATTACCTTCTGGCGGAGCTTGTGCTCATGAGATAAAGACAGGTAATAGGAAATGGTATGGGCTAAACGCTCACGAAGCTGTTCTGTGCCGTGATATACAGCAGCGATATCACGCAGTGCATTGACCAGTTCCCGGTAAATATGCGGAGCAACCTGGCATTCAATGTTGGTTGGTGACTCATAAATTACAGTCAGCCCCAGCTTTTCAGCCAGCGCGTGCTCTGCACGAGCACCAATCGATTCCTCCCATCGATTGAGCAAGTAGATCGCATCAGCAGAACGCACCATTGCCAGGCAAATATCCATGTATTCACTCTGACAAAGGCCACCAGGTAACACAGCTGGATTCAGAACGATATGCCCTTCAGCCATCAACTCGCTCGCTTTCGCATTAAACGCCGCACGGTTGTAATCTGGATAACCAGTCATCGGCCCCGCGATGTAAATTTTCAAAACACGTTTCACCATCAAAATTTCCCCAGAATCGTGACGCAAAACATAAGCACTGCGAAAAGCTCAATACCAAGCTCAAGTAGCGCCAACGCCCCGAAAACCAACACATAGAACAGGCCAATCTCATTCACAGATGGCTGGTGGATCGCACTTAAAGCTATAAGCATCATGTCCTCCAAACATTTATCAGTGATGATATTAATGTTTTGTGTTAGAAAATCAATTTTGAATATCTAACGGTTATGATCAATCATAGAAAAATCGTTGAAAAGTAAGAGACTGCCATCATGCAGAAACAGAGCTATTGGGAGAAACAGAGACAAAAAGCCATGCAAAAATTGGCTGACCCAGCCTGGCGAGAGGAACAAAGGGCAAAGCGCCTTCAACAAGCTCAACGCCAGCAGCAGCGAGCGAGAGAAAAAGCCGCATCGCCTGAATATCGGCAAAAGAAAATTGAAAAAGCAAAGCAATATGAACAGCGGAGAAAAGATAAAGCGGTATCCGCTCCGCCCAAAAAAACACGCACGTCACGCGGCCTGAAGGGCAGATCACTCACAGCCGATGAACGCCGGATACAGACCGCTATCGGTACTCTCCCCTGCATTGCCTGCCATATTCACGGGCAACATAGCCCTGTGGTATCCCTGCACCATATCTTCGGGAGAACGGTAGAGAACGCGCATAAATATGTCCTCCCTTTGTGTAAATGGCACCACCAGTACGCAGCGCCAGCCGAGGTCCGAGAACAATATCCCTGGCTGGTCCCTGTTCATGCTGACGGAAAAATAGGCGGAAAAGCAGATTTCATGCGGCACAATGCCGATGAAATGACGTTGTATCAGATGGCGATTGAATTGATAAATTAGTTTTCTAACATTTTAAGTTGAATTGTGAATTTCACCGATGTACATTCACTACCGATTGGCACACCGGTCAACTTTTTGAGACAAACTGTTTAGTTTTTCGTATTATTGCCGCCGCCATACCTATGGCGGTGCAATATAGGTGGCTGAAAAGCCCCCGTTGACTCACGGTGTTCCAGCCTTTATTGCGCCGCCACCAGACCGTGGAACAGTCGATGGCGGCTCCGAAAGCAAGGAGTCACTACACTATGAACAACTACAGTCTTTTCCCATCACTCGTCGTCCACCACTCACGCGATAATCTGCATTCTTTACTCGCGCTGGGGGTGTCAAAATGACTGTTCGCTACCTCAACTTTCAAATCAAGAACATTACTGGCGGTTGCTATGACTGGTTTGTCACTCTCGGAAAAGAAGTGATCACCGGGAAGCTGGATGAAGTGAAAGCTAAAGCAATGGCCTACGCCTGCAAGCAAGCCCGGAAGAAATCCGCCAAAGCATAAAATACTGACTGTTGCGCCCTGGCATTATCGTGGGGTATATTTCTACGGCACCTTAGAAAAACGGGTGCCGGGATTGGAACCCCGGATAATGTCAAAGGCGACACAGACGCCGAACGCGTCTTTTTTTGTGTCATGCCATCGCACAGCCATACTTAGCGTTTAGCTCAGAGATCAATGGTAGTGCTGGCTGGGCTGCCGAAAGGCAGGCCGGTTCCCTTTGACGCCGGTAGTTCCAACCCAGTCAGTGCTACCGCCATTGAGATTGGAACCTCACGCGGTAGCTCCTTAACTTAGTCAAAGGAGGCTGCCAATATGGCTACTATCCCTACCCCAACTCATTCTGAATTTATCTGGCGTTTCTATTCCTGCCAAAAACACCTTTATATCTGCGTAATGGCTGCTACCGAAGCAGAGGCGCGCTCATACCTTCCCGAAGAACCCTGCATTTTTGCTGCTCGCTTCACTCTTGATGCGATGGAGATCCTCAATTACTGGAATCTGCCAATGAACTGCGTGGAGGTGCACTGATGAATCTGTCCATCTCTCAAAAAGCGACAATGACCAGCATTGAGATCGCGGAACTGGTGGGAAGTCGTCACTCTGATGTTAAACGCAGCATCGAAAGACTTGTTGCTAAAGGAGTTATCCAACATACGCCATTGGCTACAGTTGAGAATAATCAATCACTTAGCCCTAATAAATACACAAAAGCCTATTTCTTCGAAGGCGAGCAAGGCAAGCGCGATAGTATTGTCGTCGTCGCGCAGCTCTCTCCCGAATTCACCGCCCGGCTGGTGGACCGCTGGCGCGAACTGGAGAATGCCCGGGTACAGTTAAAATCAAAAGCCGAAATTCTGGCTGAAATGGCGCAAATGCATCTTGAGCATGAACGCCGGATCAACGCCGTAAATGCCCAGGTAGCCGAGGTATCAGCACAAGTATCGATGGTCGCTGAAACACTCGAGCAAATAAAGAAAGGCAATATTCCGGAAGGCTACATTGGCTACCGCCAGCTGGCGGCGAAATGTGGCCTGACTGAAGCCAAATGCCGCAACCTGGTTAACGCTTTCCGGATTCCCACCGATACGCATGAGTTTTTAACTCCCGATGGTTTGCTTGCGCGACGCTCCATTGTGGCCATGGCCCCCCTTCCGGAAAGCCTTTAAGCAGGTGATGTCGGAGGCAGAACCACGCAATAAACGCTGGTATCATCCAAAGATGGGGATGTTTCAGGCAATCCACCATCCTGTGCCTGAAAGTCCAAAGGCAAACCTGTCGTTGCATACCGCCAGAGAGAGGATTAAAACAGGCTATGCAATCGTATGCCGTCGAGTATCCTGGCCTGAAGGTGTATGGGTGTGGCCCGAAGGTGGATCACGAAAGCACTGGCGCACTATCCGGGATGGGAAAATCCATGCGATTGATTTAGCTCCAGAGGATGTTGTTGCTACGGACTGGATTGTTAGTTAATTACTGTTGCCCCGGCCTGTCCGGGGCTTTAACTACTAAATAACCGGATTCTCCGCACGATGAAGAAAATAGATTTCACTTACTCTGCTGCCACAATCCAGCGACGTTTCAGTCTCATAAGGGAAGTGGAACTATCAAAAAACTGCTATCAAATTCTACTGGATGAAGAGTTTTCACTGATGGTTATAGCAGAAAAATTGGCTATGCCGAATGACCGGCACAAGGTCATAGCCAGCCTGGATCTGGTAACAAACAGATACTGGGAATACGAGGAACTACTTGAAGTTGGCTTGATACGCGGGATGATAGAACAGGCTGTTCCCCTCCATTTACAGCAACCATAATTGAAAGGTCTTAACGATAGTCTGCCACGAATAGTTACTTCCACTGCCTAAAGTTATTTAATTGCATTACAAAGTGTAAATTAGTAACATTAGAATCTCACACAGCACTATAACTATATGTTTTTTATGTAAAAGGATGATAATCGTGGCTACTAAAATTAAACTTGAAAACCCTCAAACTGGCGAATCAATCACCGGTTTTTATGGTTTTTCCTGGACTACATTCTTGTTTGGTGCTTTTCCAGCTTTGTTCAGGAAAGACTTTATAACTTTTATTGGGGTATTTGTAGTGATGCTGATACTGGCATTCCTCACAGCCGGAATTGGCCCGTGGATTGCCTCATTTATCTGGGCGTTCATGTATAATAAATATTTCACCGTAAATAAGATAAAACAAGGCTTCATTTTTGCTGGTTCTCACACAGAAAATGAGTTGGCTGCTAGCAAGCTAGGATTGTCATTAAATCAAAACAACTGCAAAACTATTACCGAGTAAAGCCAAAAAGCAGGCTTAATAGTAAGCCTGCTATGTCAATCACGAATCTCTCTGACAATTCAGAAACATAAACGCCCGCTTGTCTGTTAAATCCGTAACATAATACTCTCTCATGCCTGTAGGTTTTATTCTACGAGCATATACAAACTTATGAACTGGTTGTTTTTCCCCATAACTTACATCAGTCCTAAATTCATCAACCACGCTACCATCTTTTTCAGTTTCCTTTCTCACTAGCTGATTTTCTAATACAGGCTTTGATTCGTCCATGCCACTAAAAGCATCCTGACCTGTGCTGTTGCCTCGGTTTCCGCGTGGCAAATCCCATGAAAAATAAGTGCCATAGTCAGTAATCACACGATCCCATGTTCCGGAATCCCCCATATAGTTAGAACGCTCCCCCTTGTAAGTTACAGCCACCTTACAGGCATACGTTTCACCATTATTTTTTTTATCATGTCCAGCCATGCTTGCAGGAGTTGCAGGGGAATTATGAATAGATGCGCTTACATCATCCTGCGTTAATTCCTCAACTGGAGCAAATTCATATATGGGTGTGCCGAGGCTATTTAAATATAACTTATATCTAACCCTAAGCGCACTTCCATCAGAGAATTCATACGTTCCCAGACATTGGAGCTTATTTTTTTCTCTTATCTCATTGATCTGATTATAAGCATCAATTACAGAGATTGCTTCCTGATCGTCCTTCAGCAGTTCATTATAATCATCGATTAACATCTGTCTGGTTTTAGGGGCATTACAGTCAATTTTGCTAAAATCATAAGCAAAGGCAAATGTGGGAACAGAGAGAGCAACAACAGTAGCAAGTATTGTTGAGGAACATCTTTTTCCATTTTTTATAAAAAACATTTCATTAACTCCATACTTTACCATCTTAGCCGCGAGCGCGGTCCCTAAAACCCTTAACTTCACTACCCCGTCCTTCATGTAAACAAAATGAGGTTTTATGTTATAAAAACAATCAACTACATCAACATGATTTAGGCCAAGTTTCGGTCAAATAATAAAATCCTCAAAAAGTGGTTGACACTATTCTGGAAATCACAAACTGCACATAATCCATCGCGCTAACGGCTCCCGTTGAAGGTTCTTTTGACGATTAACTTTCAGCCGAAGCGCGGTAGGGAGTCATAACGCCAAAGCAGGCCGCCATGTGCGGCCTTTTTTTGTATCCGTCATCCGTGGAGGAAGGACAATGGAGAAGATAGCAATATTCAGCCTGACCACCAGCAAACCGCAAATGCTCACTGCAATACTGAAAGACGGTGCTCTCGTGATTAACGAAGTAAAACCCCTTCCCGCGTCAGCATTGGAACAAAAGCAAAAGATTCCTCCAGCTATAGCAGCCCTGCGGAAAAGCAAATTTAAGGTGCTGGTAGACGAAATTACGCCAACGATCTCCGCTGGCACCGGAGCAAGCCAGGTAACACTCAAGACACGTCATGCCGACGGCAGAGCTGCGATCATCGTAGGGATGGAAAGATACAGAGAGCTAAAACTCCAGAAGCTATTATCCCTGCCGCAAAACAATAAAGGTGCTTTCGAAATTCCCGACTCCATCGTTGACACCGAATACAACGGTAACGGAGAAGAAGTTTACCGGGTGAACTGGCAGGATATCAGGCCGGAACATATTTTGATGATCCTGTGTTGCTACGCGACCGTATACCACAATGTTGCCAGTGCGGATTACGTAGAGCAGATGACCGGTACAGTCGAGAAAGAGCAAAAAACAGGCATACTCGCTTCGTTCCTGTCCATTATTGGGCATGAAAAAGTTAAAGCAGGCACCTCCCAGCCAAAGTCGCTGACTGGGAAAGAAGTTGATGAAGATACCGTGATACTTTGATCACATTAGTAGCTTTGTTAACTCCCTCAATACCAGGTAGAAGAGTAACAAAAATATTGACGCGAGTATTTGAGTGGTCAATGAAGCGTTCATAAACAGATCAATTAGCATTAATAATTCGAAGATAACATCCATGTCATTTACTCCGTTTGATTTTTAATCTAATGCCAGCAAATGAAGCTGGCCCCCGCATAAAGATTAATGAAAGTCACTTGTCACCAGTGAGGGGATTTATGAACCACATCCCCCTGAACTGGTGGCCTGTCTGTTTCTCGCATTTCACACCCTGCATACAGTTTCCCCCAGGTTATGACTGAGAGGCTTTGTTATGGGCTATAGCAGACTCGACGATAGGTACATTGAAGACGATATTTTTCGTGCGCTGTTTCACCAGGAAATGATTAAGCGGGTATCGGAGTATCACTCTGATAATTTCCAGTACACGATAAAGATTGATGAAGTATATCGTTCAGACCTTGCAGCCTACAGGGCGTATGGCAATGCAGATTTGCGCTGGGTATTCCGGGTGCTGGTGGGCCATGAGTCAGAAATGGAAGAAATGCCCGCAGGGACCACGTTAACTCTTCCTGATGTGGCATGGCTGAGGAACAAGATCCGTGATTACGCAAGCGCGGAACCGGAGATAGAAAATGCCTGATTTCCTGAAAAACCAGGACGGGCGCTATATCACTGACGGCCTGTCCTCTAAGGACTTCACGCGTTTATTCGACCTTATCAGGAAAGAACAAACCCGTAAGCGCCGACAAGCTCACCGGACGCTGACGCCAGGTAGACTGAGGAACAAATCCGCCGAAGATATTCTCAAGTTAGGGAAGAAAAAAGGCGGCACGTTCTTCACGCGAGACGACCTGAAAGGTTTCGAAAAGCTACGGAGTAAAACGCGCGAAAAATATGACAGCAAGACGGCTGGCATCACATACGCCCAGCTGGTGGCATCCAGCCAGGCAATCGATATTAAGCGTGCAAATAACGCCGTGGATGACGGATCTGGTATCAAAAGAGCTACACCCGTATCTCTTCGCCACAATGTGATTAATATCCGCGTAGAAGCATCGGATATATCCGTCCACCAGCACCATATCGTCCGGATACGCTTTGAAGAATGGGATCAGATGGTTGATGACATCGCAGAAGACGATAAATCAGCTCTCAAAATCACTAAATCACTGTGCGCCGGGCGAGTGTCTTTCGATTGTGACTGTGGTCGTCATCAATACTGGTATCGTTACATCGCCACTGCGGGTAACTTTGCCCTGGCACCGCCAAAAGAATACGCCTATCCAAAAGTTCGCAACCCGAAGCTGCAAGGCGTCGCCTGTAAACACGTGATCCACTCAATGACGCGGTTACAGTCCGCCAGTTGGCAAATGAGTATTGCTCGTGCGCTACAAAAGGCTGCAACGCAAATTGCATTTGGTGACGATCGCCGCCGTACAACCAAACACTTCTCAAAAGAAGACGAGAAGGAGTTTAATCGCAATCGTAGCAGTAAAACGAACGTTGAAGCCGCCAAACGCGAATGGAGGCTCTATCAGAAGCGCCAGGCAGCTTTAAGTACAAAACTGGCAAAGGACAACGGCAAGATCGACAAACTACGTGACCAATTGACCAAGGCCAGAAAGTTGTCAGATGCACAGAAAAAACGGGCGGCAGCAAAAGAAGCGGCCTTGCAACGTGAGAAACAGAAAAACAAGGAGCTTCAGCAACGCCTTGCCGATCAGTTCGCACTGAAGAAGCAGGCGTTCATTGATGCGCTTGTCATGGCTGGAACACCACCAGCACAAGCTGAAAAAATGTTCATGGAGTATGTAAAAAAAGCATAAACCACACATAGCCTAGTAGTTTATGCTGGGCTTTCATTTTTTTGAAAGATCAATTCCAGTATTATCAAACAAACTGGAAATATCAGACACCAATTTATTAAAATGCTTGTCATCATTATAGAATGATGTGCTTTTTATAGCAACTATAAAATCACATAAATCTTGCGGAGATTCAATGCTAACCCCCTTATTTTTATATAGTTCAATAATACTGCCAACATCAGTATGCAATAGTTTTATCGCGCCACAAATTTCTCGCTGTTTCGCAACCAAGTCATTAAGTTTATTTTCATTTTCATCTAAGATTTGTTTTGAATATTTAGCGTCATTGGTTGCTTGATTTAACTTTGTTTTCTTTCTTTGCAATTCTATTCTTTTATCATAATCAGCAACTTCATCTAAATATCTTATTTCAGTGTATAATTTACTTGTTAGCTTAGATATCTTCAGTGTGAGAACAGGAGCTAACACAGATGCAAATACTCCATAAATAAATGGGATTACAACGTGATAAACCCACGGGGATACAATCCAATTATCAATGAACGGGACATTACCACCAACAGAAACAATAGATAATGTATATAGGATGTCGTCCTTTGACTTTAATATAATTAAAATATCCTTCCAGTTAAAAATTAGAAAAGAAATGACAACATATGCAAAAACCTTGTTAAATATTTTATCTTTTATTATTTCAGAAAATGATTTTAGTTCTGTTTCATTTATAGACGGATTATCTTTAACTTTTTCTGACATCATAGCTTATCCTGATTACTTTTATTATGGATAGTTAAAAGATTCAACAGGTGATGGTGGTTGAATTGGGTAATGTTTCTTCTCGTACTCCTCAATGAGAAGACTCATAACCTCAAAGAAATCACCTTCCGGAGTATTCATTTCCGGTTCGTTATCGAACATCGGTTCGACCGCACGCAGTGCGGCCTCATAATCTTGTTCTGTACGGATAGGTTTAATGTTCATTAATTACAAAGGAAAGCCCACTTGCTAAGTGGGCTTTTTGTATGTGTTTTACTATATCAGGCTGCTTTTTTATTCAGGTTCCGCTGAGAAATAAATTTTTCAGCAGTATTGATACGACTTAACTCTTCCTGAACGCGCATATCATTTTCGACTTCCCACAGATCTACTGCGGTCTGAAGATTAATCCAAAAATCTACAGAAGTATCGAATGCTTTTGCCAGGCGATATGCCATATCCATCGTTAGCTTACGATTGTTATTAACAAGAGCACTTACGGTGTTACGATGAACATGAAGTATTTCTGCTAACTCGTTGATCTTCAGCTCTAACGGCTCCAGGTATTCGTACAGCAGGATATCACCTACGGTCGTCGGTTTTCTGGTTGCCTGTTTCATTTTTTGCCCTTACTAGCGTGCGTATTAAGTGGACTCTGGTCAGAACCCGGTCCGTAACCGGGTATCTGTTTTAGTATTTGTGAGGGTCGAGATACAAGTCCTCGGCCTTTCCGTTAACCCACTTAAAAATTAACCTATATTGCTTATTCACCCTTACTGATGAATAGCCATTTAGCTTCCCTGACAGTTCCTCATACCGATTACCTGGTGGTGATCTTAAATCCTTACAGGTAGTTGCGGCATTGATAATGTCCAACTTCCGTGACAATGTCATATGAATATCAGGAGGTATCTTTCTATGTGGTGTTGAAAATTCAAAAAAATCATCAAGCCACGCATCCCTGAAATCCTTTATGTTAATTTTTTTGGTCATTAGTCATTTGATCCTCCGTGATGATTACCGAATGCCATAACTATAGCGCACCGTTGCACTGTGCGCAAGTGCATTTTATGAATTCCCCCTCCTTCATCCAAAATCACAATCTCCAGAAAATCTTCCTTTCGATACCTGACAGATCGACCTTTGAGGATGCTTATGGGCCGTTTTGACGAATGGTTTGCTGACGATGCAAACCTGGCAAGTAAGGAGTCAGAACATGACAGCACGCAGAGAGAAACGCCAGCGCCGATTGAAGCGAATGCAGGAGGCGCGCCGGAACATGGCAATACCGGTTCGGATTCATTCAGCATTCTGGAAGAGCAACCCGCCGCCCAAGCTGATAGCCATGATAATTTTGCTGATAGCAACGGTGGCCTTACTCCGGATGCTGGCGAATCAGATATAGCCATACTTCCATCTTCCCTGGCTGGCAGAGAACCGACTCCACAGTTAAAAGCACGCTATAACGGGCATAAAGCCTTTAACGACCAAATCCGCGCAGACTGGATGCTGATTATTGAATCCAGCCCAGACGCGTTTCAGGCTCTCTTATATCGACCAGATGTTGGCACATATGGGGTAGTCAGCGACGAAACAGGAGAAGAGTCATTCACTGAACTGGATAACAACCAACGCGAACTGACTTACCAGGAACCTGAAATCGTTTATGTGCTGGATAACCCTGACGGGCGTGACTCTTTCCATGCGATTGACGCAGACGGTGAGCAGGATGGCTTAACCGATGATGTTCTGATTCTGCGTATTGCAGCAAATAACGTCCCCGTCGGCTCAATTCTTGAATGGAATGAAGAGATGGTAAACGGCGTAGCGCGCCGCTGGTGGTACGTGCACCGTATTTTTAGCTACGGCACACAGCATGTTGGTTCGCTTTACTACTGCATACCTGCCAGGAATTTTGATACGACTCAAAACGGAGTGATCGAATGACTTCAAATAAAACCCTCCTGGCGCGAACAGGTGAATGGCAAACCTCACGCACAGGAAAATTCCAGACCACGGGCTTTGAAAACGTGGATAACGCGTTTGCGACGCTAATCAGCAACATTTTTTCTGATATCTTACTGGTGGCCCCCGCGCCGGAAGAAAAACGCTTTGCGTCATTCCTGAATCGTCCACCAGCAGAGCGTGTCTATGTGGCCCGTTTCGACAATGCGATCGAGTTTCTTAAAGCAGTTCGTCGCGCAAATGCCGGGCAAGGGAGAAAACCTGAAAACCAGAACATTAACCGGGATGCTCTCCCCCTGGTCAATATCTCACGCACTATGGATATCAATTATATCAACGATGATCAGCAGATTGACCGCAAAAAAGTAGCCAGTTTTTGCGAACCGGATACCGGAATGCCTTTAGCAGAACTGGAATACACCCAGGCCATTCTGACGTATGACGTTACGTTAATGGCAACTGATAAAGCGACCATGAGTCTGATGTGTAATTCGCTGGGCGCACGGCTTCGCCTGATGACAGGTACACAATTTGAAGCAACCACTCACCTTGTTCGTGTCCCGGTCCCGCTGATTTGCTCGATACAGGATGCCAAAGAAGTCGGCTTTACGGATGTTTCAGCACCAATTGGAGAAGAGCGTATTTATGCCACACAAGCGCCGATAAGTGTGATTGCAGACGTGATCACAGCATGGGAGTTGGACGCAAAACGTATTATTACCGAAACCTCGATATCTATGGGGTGATAAGTGGCCCAGGAGTTACAACAATATTTTCTACAGTCAGTGCTCATTAACGATAACAAAGTGCCACGAGACTGGATTTTTACCGCAGTATATGTAGAAAAAACCAGCCTCAAAGCCCCTTTGCTAAAACTGGAAATTCATGACGCTACCGGCACCGTAATTGATGACTGGAAAGCCAAATACGGTGCATCGCTGGTGGCTGAAATGGGCGATCCAAACGGTAATGCAGGCACTTTTAAAACAGATTTCTTTGTTACGTCTGCAATGCTGGCTGGTGATGTTGTTACCGTTATTGCTGTCAGTGAAGACGTGCGCAGGTTTAAGATCCCCTCCCCGCGCACAAATTTACATACCAACAAAACACCAGACGCTATATTCAAGGCATATTCCGGCAAACTTAAAATTACCAGCAGCGTGCTAAAACGCGCAGTTACATATCATCTGAATGCCGGTGACAAACCGTCAAAAATGCTTTCGGAGATAGCGCGAGACAAAGGTGCATTGTGTTGGGTATGTCGGGGGGAATTTAACTTTTATACCCTGGCTGATCTGATGAAGCAAACGCCATCATTTACCTACGAGGGGAATAACCCTAAAGCAGAATACACTTTGTCCAAAATGCGCCTACTCCAACAGGAACATGCGACAACAGCAAAGAATCAATATCGTTTTGTTGGGTATTCCATGACCGATGGCTACGTCGAATATGGCGATAGCTCACTCCCAGTGCGTTATATATCCGACTCTGATATGGAAACTCTTCGCAATATGCAGCTGTCTCTCGTCCCCAAAATGGATATAGAAGTCGCAGGCAATCCTGATATAAAACCGGGGATGGTAATAGAGATTATCGTATACCGCTATGACCAGGAAAACCGCATTGATGAATCAATGCCCCGTAAGCTGATAGTAAAAAATGTTGCGCACTTTGAGGACCGCGTAGGCTACACAACACGAATGATATTGGGAGTGCCTAACAAATGAAGCGTAGAGCGCAAATTGTTGGAACTGTGCACCCGGCAGGGCTTATGCGTGCTCAAGTCCGTGTTTTACCTGACTGGAATGGCGTTCCTGATGACGATCTACCCTGGGCGGAATACCAGTTACCCATCGGGAACGCTTTTGTACCTACAGTCAAAGGTGACCTGGTCTGGGTAGAGTTTCCTTATTTAGATGTTAACGGTCGAATAGACACCAGACGCCCAATGATAGTTGGTGCCGCTCAGGATGCACCGGGAGGAATTCCAAACGTTGCACCAGAAGCATCTGGCAAAGGCAACGGCTGGACGCCGCCGGAAGTAGATGGAGCACCTCCCCGCCCCCAAATCTCAGCAACGAAAGACTTCGTTATTCACCGCAACAATATTCTTGAAGTACGAACTGCTGGTGGCGGCTATGAAATTGCCAATACGGCAGCAGGCTCAAGGATTGGCATGAATGAGTCCGGGCAGATATATATCATTGGTCCGGCTGATGTAATCGTGAATGCAGGAGGGAGTGTTAACGTCAAATCAGCCAACAACATCAATGTTAATGGGGAAAATATAGCTGTCACCGCTAACGGAGACATAGCTTTCAAGGCAGGAGGAACCTTTCAGGCCACTGCTGGCAACTTCGATTTCAAGAAAGGATAGAAAATGCACCCATTTGTGTTAGATAATTAATATGTATTTTCTAACACAAATGGTGAGACATGAGATCAGTCGCTTTCAAAAATATCTTCATCTATCGTCTTTCACGCGAAGTTAGCTGGGATACTGCAGAAGTAAATGCAGCCCTTAGCAAGTTTGTGTTTACCCCATGCGGTTCTCAGGATATGGCTAAAGCTGGTTGGACCTCCGTTCTTGGTGACAACCTCACCCATGAATACCAGGGTTTTCTTCTGATACAGCATAAACGAGAGGAAAAAATCCTACCCTCTCAAGTGCTCAAAGAAGAGTTACAGAAAAAAATCCTGACACTTGAAGAAGAGCAAGACAGAAAGCTGAAGAAGACTGAAAAAGATTCGCTGAAGGATGAAGTGCTTCACTCTCTGCTTCCTCGTGCTTTCACGAGAAAATCAGTCGCTAAAATCCTGATAGACCGAAGCAATCATCTGGTTTTTGTCGAGGCCAGCAGTGCTAAAAAAGCAGAGGATCAGCTGGCTTTGTTACGGAAATCGCTTGGCAGCTTGCCCGTTGTCCCCTTCTCTCCGAAAGACCCATTAGAACTGACCATCACTGGCTGGATTAAAAATGGCTTCCCGAACGGTTTCCGTGCCGGTGAGGAAGCGACCTTAAAAGCATTGCTTGATGATGGCGGCGCGGTCCGCTGCAAAAAAGTGGACCTGCTATCCGACGAGATCATGAGTCATATAGAAGCTGGTAAGGTTGCAACCACAGTTGCGGTTAACTGGCAAGACCGTGCATTTTTCAGACTGAATGACGATATGAGTATCAAGGCTTTGTCGTTCAGCGACGAATTGTACGACCAGAACGACGATATTGATCGAGAGGATGTTGCGCAACGATTTGACGCTGACTTTATCCTGTTTACTGCTGAATTATCCGCGATGTTCACTTCGCTGGTGGAGGCCGTTGGTGGTGAAGCAGAACGTTAACAATAGACCTCTGATGGTGAGTCTTTGTGATTTCACGGGGAAAATGGTCGCCCCCTGGCTGGAGCATGGTATAGATGCTGTTATCGTCGATCCACAACACGCAGAGACCAGAGATGAGCTGATGCAATCAGGCGCAGTTCTGACACGTATCAGTGCGATTATCGATAGTGATGAAGTTTATGCTTTTCTCCGAAATAATTTACAACGTATTGTGTTTTTAGCTGGTTTTCCGCCGTGCACGGACCTTGCTGTTTCCGGTGCGCGCTGGTTTGCGCATAAGGCTGACAAAGATCCGTTTTTCCAGTTCAAAGCAATGCAGGTTGTCTGGCAGTGTTATGACATTGCAAAGATGATCGGTTGTCCGTACATGATTGAAAATCCGGTCAGCAAAATATCGACATTCTGGCGTAAGCCAGATCACATCTTTCACCCTTACTTCTTCACTGCATATTGTCAGGAAGATAACTACACCAAAAAAACATGCCTCTGGAGCGGCCAGGGCTTTGTCATGCCTGATGCCCTAATGGACGAATCATTAGGCAAGCCAGATAACAGAATCCATGCCGCGCCACCAGGGCCTGACAGGGCTAATTTTCGAAGTGCTACTCCACATGGATTCGCAAAGGCAGTTTTCGAAGCGAATAAGGGGGTGCTCTATGAGTAAATCTATAGCAAGCATAGCCATAGAAAAACAGGATACGATGGCTGAAATTAGCTATATGCGCACCATTCGGACTCCGGATGAATATGAGCGTCCGATATTCAAATGGGTAGGTGGTAAATTCTCAGAATTGCCTACAGTGCTTGAGCATCTACCACACGGTAAGCGGTTAATAGAACCATTCGTTGGTGGCGGTTCCGTATTTACGAATGCAGGATTTTGCCACAACCTGCTTAATGATATTAACGGTGACCTGATTAACTTCTATCAGACATTGCAGCGAGAAGGACATTCGCTCGTCACGCTGTCATATAGTTTTTTCCAAAATTACAACAACGCTGACGCTTACCTCGAAGTGCGTGAGGCATTTAACAGAGGAAAGTATGACCAGCTACATCATGCTGCCGCCTTTTTGTACCTTAATCGGCACTGTTTTAATGGCGTAACGCGGTACAACCAAAATGGCGAGTTCAACGTGGGGTATGGCAAATACAAAGCGCCCTACTTCCCACATGCAGAGATGGAGGCATTTTTGGCTGATGACGTCCTCAAAAACACGTCCTTTGTATCAGGTGACTTTGCTGGCGTCATCGAGGCGGCTGGTGAAGGCGATGTGATTTTTTGCGATCCGCCGTATGAACCGCTGCCGGATACAGAAGGGTTTACCAGTTATTCAGGAAATAGCTTCCGTTTCGACGAACAGAAACGGCTGGTATCTCTATTGGTGGAAGCCCACCAGCGCGGCGCTAAGGTAGTGATAACAAATAGTGGTGCGCCAAACATCCGTGAACTATATGAAGGAAACGGGTTTAAAGTACATCATATGGCAGCCAGACGGTCGGTGTCCTGCAAGGCGTCAAAACGTGTAGTTGCTAACGATATAATTGCAATAATGAAGTAAAAAACGCCGCAGTAGCGGCGTTTTCTTTTTTATGTGGCGAAATACCTATTAACCTAACTTCGCCCAGGTATCACGCAGCCCAACGGTGCGGTTAAATACCGGTTTTTCCGCCGTAGAATGGCGGCTGTCGAGGCAGAAATAACCTTCACGCTCAAACTGGAATGCTTTACCCGCTACCGCTTCTTTCAGCGACGGTTCAGCAAAACCCTGTTTGATCACCAGCGATTCCGGGTTAATCACCGACAGGAAATCATCCGCAGCACCTGGGTTCGGCACGCTGAA